AACTCGGGCGCAATTTCCATCGCCAAGTTGTAGGCAAACGCCCGCATGTAGCCGGGTGGAAAATGCAAGTTGGTCGTCAAAGCTGCGGGTTTGTCCAACTGCTTGACCGAGATGAAATGCCACTCCAGCACCTGAGTTGGGCGGGGGTAAATGAACATTTCCACGTTGGGAAACGTGTTGTTGACAAAGATCACCTGCGGAAAGGTCGATGTGGAGGTCTTGACCGCGATGCCGTTGTACTGGTCTTGGTTGATGAACTTGACACCATACGACACGCCACTGGGGGCGCGGTAATACGTACCATCATCAAGCTGGATGGGGCGGTTGCCCACAAAGTCACCAGACGGGCCAAGGGTGCGTTTGATTTCGCCAGAAGGCCAACTGAACACTTGGTCTTCGGTACAGAACACAGATAGCCGCTCGGTGTTCCACGAGTCGATCATCTGGTCCATTGCCAAGAGCGCGTCTTGACTGGTTGCCGCTGACGGTGTTTCACCTTCGGCAAGGATGCCGAGCAAACGGAGTGCCCGGTTGATTTGGTCGCCAGCGGTTGCCATATTACTTTCCTTCGGATTCGTCGCTTGCCGAAGTCAGGAATGGAGGGACTTCGTTGGGCTGTTCGACGGGTTGATCGGTCACTTTGCGGGTGTACTTGCGCTTTGGCGCGTCAGTCACCGACTCGGATGCCACCTTGACGGGCGTGTCAGGATTGTACCTTGTCCAGCCGTTTTTTTCATCATTTGCGATTTCAACTTCGTTGATTGCAATTTTGGCACCGTGAATGGGGTGTACGAGTGTGATGTTCATGTGATTCTCCATGTGAAAACGGGGCCGAAGCCCCGTTTTACCAGTTTGCCAAATTACGACAAGCGATACAACACCCAAGTGCTCGCGCCGGTTTTACGAGCGCGGAACTGATGTGCTGCGCCCGCTGTGGCCGCAACCGTTGCCAGACCCACGATGGTGAAGCCAGTGGATGCAGTCAAGGTGATGACACCAGAACTAGAACCATCGACGTTGATCACCGAGAAGTCAAACGCACGATCCACACCCATGCTGGGGAATGCAGCGTTCATCAACGCAGCGGTAGGCAGCGTGTAGGCAGCAGCGGACGAGCCGGGGTTGCCCAAAACGATACCTGTCGCCAGTTGATCCGTGGTCAGAGTTGCCGCACCAGCGGGGATAGAGGCGGGAGCACCTTGCACGAAGAATGTGACTTCGCCGAGGTTGCCGTCGCCAACTTGATAGCCACCTGCGCCGTTAGGGAGAGACATGATGATTTCCTTTCAAGAATTGATTTGAAAAACAGGGGCCGAAGCCCCCGTTTTGGTTTAACCCCAGATACGGCAACCCATCTGAGGACGGATGGTGTTGTAGCCGTACAAAACGTCCACACGGCAAGGCATGCGGTCGTTGTTGATGTCGTACTGACGAACCACGCGCAAGCTGATGCCGTTGTGGACGGCACGGGAGGCCATGTCCACGCCTTGTGGCAACAACAAGTCGGCGGTAGCGAAAGCGATGGCATCGCGGTGGTACACCATGTTCTGTGGGTAGCTGGTCGAAGCAGCACCAACGAACACGACAGCCTTGCTGGTAGCGGGCAACGACACCATCGTACACAGAGCGTTGCTGGCCGAGTACATCGGGGCAACAGTCACGGTAGCGGTGGTGCTGGTGGTCGAAGACGACAGTGCCACGAACTGGAACAGCGAACCGGTGGATTCGCGGGTCTGTGGGTTGGCAGCAAAGCAGTCAGCGATTGTGAACACGTCACCAGCGTTGATGGTTTCACCAGAACCGACGGTCAACGTCAGAGTGGTTGCACCTTCAGCGGTCACAGCAGCGCCGGTCGTGTTGCCAGTGGCAGCACGGGTACCGCAGGTGTGAACCTTGATCGATTGGCTCATGTTGACTTCTTCGTAGCCCAACACTTGCTCACCCATCATGCCGTTCTTGAACTGGCGCGAGATGACATCGGTGGGGTTGAAGAAACCAGACAGACCGTTGACCAAGCCAGCGTTGGCGGCAGGGTTCACAGTAGCGTAGCGAGGCGACATGGTGGCGGCGTTCTCGTTGAGCTTCTGCTGGGCTTGCAACAGCACCAAAGCGGTGGCAGGTGCTTGGCCGGGGGTGCCGACAGAGTTACCGATCAAACGGTATGCGTTGGCAACGTCAGCGTCCACGGTGGAGGCCAACTGGCTGATACGTGGCTTCAAGACACGCTCTGCGAAGTCGTCCAACTGCATGGTCAATTCAGCAGAAGTGAAGTTGATGCCGATGTGCTTTTGGCTGGAGACAGTTAGAGTGGTGAACTGTTCGTTGTCGTCCTGAACTTGCAGGGCGGCACCGTCAGTGACCAAAGCGCGGTCGGGCAAACGGATACGCAGGGTCGAACCAATCTTGGCACCTTCGACAGCGAAGCTGTCGTCGTACTGACGGTTCACGTTGCGGGTGATCACCAAGTTGTTCTCGAGGATTTCGAGAGACTTGCGGGTGATCATGTCAATGGTTAAGAGACTGTTGCTCATGATGAGTTCCTAATTTAGCGGTTGCGGAGTGCCTTTGCCTTGTCGATTTGTCGTTGGCGCTCGGCAGCAATCCAGTCCGAGGTACTCATGGTTTTTACAGCACGAGGATCGGTGGTGTCAGTGACACCGGGGTTGACAGCACGGGCGGTTACCGGACGAATCGGTTCAGGCGCGGACGAAGTTTTCTTTTGGAAAGGCTCGGCACCAATTTTGGCTTCGATCTTTCCGATTTCACGCGCTTGCAACAGCGGCGACAGACGAGAAATGCGATCAGCTTCCTTGGGGTTACTACCTAGCCAATAGGCCAGATCGGGTCCAAGATCGGAGCTTTTGATTGTTTCAGCCATCACATCGGTGACTCGAAGCTGGGGGTTGTAGGCGACTTGTTCAAAGTCGTCGTACTTGCTCCGCGCTTCTTCCTCACGCTCTGCGTAGGTATCCTCAATCGCAGCCTGTTGCTTCTGGAGTTCGCGCTGGTGAAGCATTTCTTCGGCCCGCTTCATCGCCAATGCTTCCGCATAGGCTTCAGGGGACTCAAATTGATCCACAGGCGGGAGTTCCTTGGGCACCGACTGCCGAGCTTGCGTTTCCGCTTGCTTAGCTTGCTGCTCACGTTCCCATTTGCGCTGTTCTCTTGCGAGGCGCTTGCCAATCATCGAATCGAGTTCGGCTTGGGAGAATTTCTTCTCTTCTGCTGTTTGCTCAATTCCGTCATCAGCGACTACCGGCGAATTCAAAGCGTTGTCCGTGGTGGCCGTCACCCCGGTTGCTGTCGCGGAGTCTGCTTCCGCTAAGTTTTGGACTTCATCAGTCATGGAAAATGAACCTTTCGATTCCCCGGTCTACTGGGCCGGTACAGTGGCTATCTTACACCCAAGGTTTATTCAAACGCAATGGTGCAGGAAACAGTGCCAGAAATGACAACATACAAACCTTTGTTGGTAAACATGCCGTCAAAGAAATTGTAATTTGTGCCCGCCACTGGGGTGAACGTGGCAATGATCACTGGATCACTGGCGCTCGACACAGCGGAGTCGTACACGGTGATTGTCGGGGTGCTTGACGCAGCACTGACAAAGATGCCCTTCAATTTGGCCGACATGGGCTTGATTTGACGGGTGGCGGTGATTTGTGCGTAATTGGAAGACATGGTTGGTCCTTATGCGAGGAATTTGAGTTTGTAGATTGTGGACAGGTAAACCGCAACAATCTCGTCGATGATATTTTGCAGCGCAGAGTCCGTCTTTTCACAGACCTTGTACCGATTTTCCTCGATGTAGGCCATCGAGTCCTCCAAGAACGGCAGAATTGCGCCGTCTTTTCGAGCCGACTTCAAAGAAATCGGACCAATCATGCCGTGGCGACCTTGGTACGCCTCGGCATATTTGTCAGCAAGTTCCACAATGTCGCGGTAAAAATGCCGCAAAGCCTTGTGCTTAGAGTACGAACGGGTGTTCAAATGCACGGAATGGGCCACATCCCGGGCCAAAAACAACTCACCCATGAATTCAGCGCAACTCATTACATCATCCCTTCAGGTGGCATTTGACCTTGCGGTGGGGCCATTTGAGGCTGTCCCATCGGCATCTGGGGCTGTTCCATTGGAGGCATCTGGGGTGCGCCACCAACCAAGTCGCCAGTGTCCATCGCCGCAGCAATGGTGCCCATCACAATATCTTGAATCTGCTCGGGCGACATGCCAGCTTGCACCGCGCTGATGCGTTGTGTCTCGGCACCATAAGCCTTGACCTCGGCTTCAAACTCCTTGATTTGGAGTTCGCGAGATTCCATGCTTCTATTGACGTTTTGCAACATCTGGAACATGTTCTCCATTTCAGCTTGCATTGCCTCCAGTTGCTGGTTGGCAGCGGCCAAAGCTGGGTCGTCTTCGTCGGCCAACACTTTGGGGTCGATGGTCTTCTTGAAACGCTTGGCAAGGTCTTGGGCACCGGGCCAGTCCATGTTCTTGACGAACAGGTCGCCAGCAACTTGCCACAACTGTGGGTTGCCCTGCAACAACTGGGCCATGCTCTCCAAGGCTTCTTGACGCTTGGTGGCGTAGCCGGGGCCGGTGATCACGCGAACATCGTACTTGCCCACATTGGGGTTGTAGATTTTCTCGATCAGGGTACCTTCTTGGTCCACGATGCGCTTGACCGGCTCTTCCTGCATCGGGTTCATTTTAACGGTTGCGGGTTCACCGTCTTCACCAATGATGCGGGCAATGCGCTCGGTGTCGTAAATTTTGGGGATCAGATCGACAAGCTGGCGACCGATGTGACGGATCGCACGGGCCAAGTTGTCAACGTAGTGGTAGGTGCCGACATCGCCTTCGCGCTGGCGGGCCAAAATGGCTTTACCGGAGCGTTCGTTGCTGGTCATGCCCAGCGAAGCGTTGTATTGACCGGTGGCCGATTTGATGTCTTCTGCGGCACCTGCTTTGGCTTGCAACAGACCGCTGGAGGCCATTGGTGGCTGGGCGCGTTGTGGCAAAGGCAGCACTTGACCCTGACCATCGGTCACATCTGGGTTGACTTCCAGATAGGGCCAGTTGTTCGTGTTGGCCGTCTTCCACTGCTGCTCGTAGCCTTCAAACTGACCACCGTAGCCAATGAATGGGGCTTTGGGGGCCAAGGCCAGCATCTCGGCTTCTTGCGAAACCCAGTAGTTGTACATGCGCTGGGCGTCTTTGGCGTTACG